TACCATGGAATGTTTCGAAAAAGAAAACAAACCATCCCACAGTATTAATCAGCGTTATACAAAATATTACGATAAACTTATCTCCACTAAACATGGAAAAAAAAATAAACAGCCAGGATGTTTCACTCGAGTATATAATGAAATTTCAAGAGTGATAACTCATAATCTACAGTATTTAAATCAATAGAAATCAATACTTACAATACTCAAGGGTTACTTGTGAATCAGTAAAAGTAACCCCTGAATTATTATTTATAAGCACTTGTGTTGCTGAAACAGTAACTTCAATATTATTACCAGCAGCACCAGCAAATGTAATGGGATAACCAACTAGAGTATTCGTATTAGTTGCCGCTCCAGAAATAAACATCCATTTAAAGGTATTGGTCACGGCAATATTATGATTAACAGCAGTAACACCTGCACCTAATGCACCTGTATTAACTGTCATTATAAATCCTGGTCGTAACTGTAATGGATCATTTGAAGCAGGATTAAAAAACAATTTTCCACTGACAAACTCTTCATTGATATAATAACCAGTAGATTTTGTATTCAATGCAAGAGCAATGTTATTTACATTTTGATATAAACGAACTAAAAGTTCTTTAAACTCCTGACTATTAACTTCAACTTCGTAAAGACGAGCTACATCCCAAACATTAGTAGTTGGAACATATGATCCGGTATTAATCTGCTGATCAGGTATATAGGCCATTATAATCTCTCAATATGAATAATATCTTTTAATGTTTTTCTTATTTCATAAGTAACATATGATACGAGAATTTCAATATCTTCTTTCGAATCGGGAAACTTTTTTAATAAGTGAGGAATATTATCATTAAATTTTATTAATACGTTAACCGAATCCATCATTTCTTGAGTTGTTTTATTCATATATATCCTTAGTGGAAGCGATAACTTGTTGGTTGTGAATATATGCACATAGCATGCAATTCAAATCCAGATTCCATTATGTTTACATTTGTCATCTGTTCAGCATTAAATAATAATTGAAGTTGAACCACTTCACCATCTGCTTGAAAGTAAACTGGATGCCATAGTCGCGCAGCAGTTGCTTCAAAAGGTATATCTGGATATGGGAATGTATCTAATGTTCCCGTTCCTAAAAGAACTCCATTATTCTGACTTTCATCTAATAAAGGTGTTATTGCTGTTGATACATAAAAATCTACTTGTATTTGTCCCTCAGATGTACTATCAACCATAAAATCTACTTTAGATATATAAGCATTTCTTCCTTGTTTAGCATAGAAATTATATTCTTTTGTTTTAATAGATATATTACTAACACGTGCTATTAAACCACCACCAATATAAGTTCCGGTAAATGGTGCTGATGGTCCTATTTGAAGTGTATTGTTATCTATGACATTAGTGACCTGGAATATTTGATCGTTCAATCCATTTGATGCATCCGACCATGTCGCACCTTGAATGTAGATATATGTGTTGTTATTTACATTATCTTGTTCTCTAAGATTGTGTTGTATAACGGTTAATATAGTATTAGTTCCCATTAAGGTAACATTAGTGATTTGTAAAACTGGTGCATTTGTAGGGTGGGTAGAATCACAAATAAATGTATATCCTTGTTGATTACCACCAATAACTTGTCTAAATAAAGCTTGTATAGTTCCACTACCCCATGTTGCTGAATCATTCCATGTAATTGTTTGTGAAGACCATAAAATTCCATTAATAGGCTGAAAATATCCAAAACAGGTAATTGAATCTTCATTAAATGCCCATGTTCCTGTTTTATAATTAAATACTAAAACTCTACTAGGGTATGGGAAATTAGCAACAGCTTTACTACTAGGAAAAGTCCAATAAACCATTTCAACATAATAATCTCTGACTCCATAAACTCTCACAACTCCTTCATCGGCATTATGAATTCGAAATACTTCGTTAGGTATTTTATCATCTATACGTTCTACATTGGCACCATTACATGCATGAATACCAACATTTCCTACACCAATGCATACTTTATCAAATGGTACAATAGAGAAAGTAGACTCTGCACCAAGTTCTGTATTAATTTGTTGCCAATTAAATGGATATGCTTGATTACCTGTATATACAAATTCCCATGTTGATCTTTCAAAAAATACAATCAATCGATCCTTAACAAATTCTACAGAAATTATAGCTTCTGTTGTCGGCGCATCAATTGCATTACCACGCCCAGGAATATTTTGAAACCAAGCAGCTGGATCTAATGGTGACCCTACTTGAGAATATCTTCCTCGATTGGGATATGATGCACCAGCTTCTATTGTATTAAATAATATTAATCTATTCTTAAATGGAACAATAATTAATGCAGAATTAATAAGATTTCCATTGGAGTAATAAATATTAGATGACGCTTGTGCTCCTGTAAATGTATATGCTCCAGTTGTTATATTAAATGTTCCTGTTCCTACAGGTGCAGCAGTTGTTAAACTGCTAACTGTTAAAGCACCGTTTGTCATAGTAACAGTGAATAAAGTTGTCCCGATAAGAAATGTTTGTCCAAGCGCACCAACACCACCAGGAACTGTTCCACTATTATCTCCACTACCATCAGTGCTTGCTATAGAATCTCCTGTGCTAAAATAATAATTAAAATAGTTCCAAACACCCCCAACAAAATAACGAATTTGATCAGGTTGATTAAAATTAGTCACAAAAAATACTTTAGTAGAAGCATCTAAACCAAACCACGTGGTTCCCCAAAAAAACTGAGAGTTATTACCTGTCCATACTGCTGCACTCGGAGGAGTTCCACTTGATATTCTATTCCATCCTCCGTTATAGGAATACGCATATCGTGTATCAAAAGCTATTATGAACTCATCATTAATAGAAGATTGCTCATAAGTCAATAAACCCATTACAGGAAGATTAGGATAGAAATAAACTACTGTTCCATCTGGCAATGCAACGCCCGTAATATTAAAATCAGATGTTGAAAGATTATAGGTTGCCGTTGTCATAGAATTATCAGTCCGTAACATTTGCTGTGGACCTGAGGCCGTATTATAAACTGTGAATACAATGGTACCTATACTGAATGATTGTCCTATATTGGTAGGCATGCCAGCATCAGCTAAAATAGTTCTTAAATTACCTGAAAAAGTACCTCCTGTTATAGTACCTATTGAAATTCCTAAGCGTGATACTAATGCATTATTACCAAGCCAACGTGAACCAAAACGTTTTCTTACACGTCCTCTAAAAACATAAGCATTATTCAATTCGGCAAATGCTTCATCGGGTATCAACCATGGTTTATAATTTGTTTGTTGACCACTATTGTCTTCATAAGGGGCAATAAAAAAACGATCTGTTGGCATATTATATTCCTATTGCTAAGTAAGCAATCGTAGTATTTGCAGGTGGATTAGCAATACCAAATTGAGCAAAAATTACTACAAAACCTGTAATACTTTGAATACCAATAATATTATTATACTTTGCAGATGCATTTGTCGTTGAAGGAAACACAGCGAATACATTAGTAAAATTAGGAGAGCCCGCAATATCACTGTTAAGATTTACGGTAACAGTAGACATACTTGCAAAATTAATACCCGCATGCCACTTAAGCAATATACCTGATGGTAAGCGTGTCCATCCAGGATTAGCCCATCCTGCAGATGTGAATTCTACTATCTGTGCAGCAGCTGGAGCAGATGACCCAGATTGATGGGTAAATACTAATTCTGGTTGTCCTGTCAGAGCAGATAGTTGTGAATACAATTGCACAATTCCAACTTGTGGCGACGGAACAGGATTTTGAATAGGGAAAGATATCTTATTATGTTGACCTTGTCCAGATGAATTATAACTAACATGATCTGTAGAGAATGCTGTATTAATAACAGAAAAATTCTGATTTATTGGAAACTGTGTATCACTTAATGTCTGACTAGCCAATGGAACATTATTTAATGCCATGAAAACTCCTACTTCTATTTAGTATGGCCAACCGCCATTGCCGAACCAACCAAAACCATAATTCTTACCTTGCGTATAAATTGTTACTGTTCTTTCATTTGCCTGTTGAGTAAGTGTTGTTCTTAACACCAAACGTTCTTGTTGTTTGAATTCAGGCATAATAAGCTGAACAGAATCTAAATCCATACGATCTTCAAATATCTTCTTTGCAGCACCATATGCAATATATTGCCACCATTGTTCTAACTGAGGAACATCAGTCATATTAATAAGTTCAGTAGGACGCACATCAACTTCTATATTAATAGTATATGTTTTATCAGGTACAGGTCGGATGGTAAACTTATTATCATAATATAACATGCAAAGCGGTTTTCCAGGTTGATAAAGAATTCCTTCAAACCAAATAGGTGCCATTATTTGTGTAACAGAAGGAAATGTAATTACATACTCACCTGTTACATAGTTAATATAATTGTTTGGATTTTGTATTGTATCATAAGGAGGAACCAAAGGCGCATTGGCCTGTGTAAGATTTCCAATTATATTGTTAATTGGAATGTCTACCATAATCATTGATGTGCCATTAGTATCTAAACAATTAAAGTTAACGCTTTCCTGTAGTATAAAAGGTAATCCTGTAGATGGTGCAGCAACAACTCCAGTAAATGGCCCAGAAGAATTATTACCTCTTAATAAAGTATCTGACACAGTATTCGTTTGAGGATAGTATCCATAAAATACATC